ACCCAGGAACCTGTAGTCCCTGGTGTGATGTCTTGGTAATCAACCTCAGTATAACTCACGTTGCATCCTGATCGAGAGAGATAGAGACAGACTTGTTTTCATTCACCCAAGTCTCAATTCGATTTTTCAAAGCAGAAAAGTCGAATCCTGTCTTTTCTGCATCTGATAGCCATGATTGAGATGCTTTCACTTTGCCAAGTGTATCTGAATCTTTTTCAAAAAGGTATTGTTCAGAATAATCCTGGTATATCTTATTTACTTCATAATATAAAAGGACTTGCAGATGAAATATAGCCCCATATAGAATATCAAACTGCTTTTTTGACCCATCTTTTTCTATTAAACTGACATCCCAATCATAAAATTTTTTTGATTTTCCATGCTGCCAATAATTATAGTACGCATCTTTGAGGTCATCGGACAATTCCATGATGATCGCATCAACGCGTTTCCTGATTGTCTCAAATTGGATGTTGTCCATATTCCGTCCAAGCAGCATCATTTCACCCTAAAATATCTGGTTTTATAGACTTTTCCATCCCGCCTCCGTTCCCATCTCACCCAACAAAAACCGGCTTCCTTCGCTATCTCAATCGCCCAACGTTTTTCCAGGCTGGTTGGTGCTCTCTCTGCACCATACACCAGGCAGTATCCCTTTCCCTCATCCTGGACTGAGCAGCACCAGGACCAAGGATCGCCGTACTGGCGGCAGTCCGGCCCGACCCTGATAAGGTGCGCGCCGGGTAGGTGTTTGGTGGCGAATCCGGGCATGTCATTTTTTTGTTCTACGTTTCAATTTCTGCCTTGAGGGTTCTGCTTCATTCTTTTCTTGCTCTGATTCCTGATCCACACCTGATAAAGTCTTAGGCAAGGTTTTATCTTCTGTAGATTTTCTCAATCTCAAATTCCTATAATTATTGAATCCAATTGCTCTTGCAACCTCTTCTCTTGGAATACCTAAAGTGTCAATTACTGAACCGTGCTTAACACCCAAAAATGCCTTTACAATTGATTCAACGTTGGAAAATGCAGAAGTGGGCAAGGAAATTTCAAGAGACCACCAAGGCGGTCTGCTTTTTGACTCCATAACCTCTTCCATATCATCAATCTCTTCAGTAATCTTATTTCCTTCTTCATTCTCTCTGGTTACAGTCTTTTTTACTTCTTTATAACCTGTAACCTCTTTTACCATATAATTTTTACTCAAAGCATTAGCATACGTCATTAAAAAGAAAAGACCCCTAAAAAATTCAAACTTGAGGAATCTCTCAAAATACGTTTTTTCATCATTAATTCTATCAGATTGTGGGTCTCTGCTTGCTTTCACTGAAGCGTAACTCCCAGTATTCTGACCAGTTACCATATCTTCAGATTTGTTCAATCCAGCAGTAACCATTCTCAAAATGTCAGTATCTTGATCTGAAATTCTTGGAAGGTTGGGATTGTAACATTGAAAATCCATTCCTGGGGGTAAAATTAGTGTTCCTCCAGGAACCTTATCATCATAAAGTCCAGTAGCTTGTCTTTCAGCATCAGTCAACCCTAACCAAAACCTAAAAGTTTTCAAATCAGTGATCTTTGCCACCCAAAGATAAGCCCCTGCTGACTTCTTGTGGTCGATTTCGTATTTCTTGAGGGCTTCATAATATTCAAGCCATTCCAGAATAGTCCTGATATGTGAGATATTCCTACGGGTGAGAAAAGACTTGTCCCAAGAAATCACAAACCTCTTAAATCCTCCAAGATCCTTATAAAATTTATTGCTACTCTTGGACTGCTTGAACACATCTTTGTTGCTGAGGCTTGTGTGATCTTTTATATCATCATAGAGATCTGGATAGTAGGCAAGATTTATTGATGGTATGGCTACTGTTTGAGTGGATTGAGTGCTGTTTTTCATTTGTATCTGGAACATATACATTAAAGGCATGTGGGTTTTCATGGGATGATAAATCACACCTGTTCCATCATCACCCCCACCTGTCAAAATGCCTGGGTCCATAAAATCCACTTCAACAAAGCCATCCTCATGCAATGTTACACAAAGAAAAAGCTCACCTTCAATCTCAGAACGAGCAACAAATTTTGGTAAGAAATTCCACAATCTATTCCTTGGATCGTAGAAAATCCAGTCGATTGCTTCTTGTACTTTGCCAACAGGAGAAGAAACGGAAAAGCCTGCACCAGCAAGCCTTCCCATAGTATCTCTTACAGCAGTATTGATATGTGGATTCTTGTTGAACTTTTTCCAACACTGCCTTTGAAGTGTGGGCCATTTAGAAATATCGTCTGAGGGGTATTCGGTGGGGAAGCCATCTTCATCATAGTACTCACCGCTCTTTTTGGCAGGACTTACTGTTGATGCTTTGGCCCAAGGGACTGAGAATTGTAAAAGCGGAAGCACATCATCTGGAACGTCTTCAATCGCTTTCAAAAACTTCTCATCTCTAAAACTGTTATCAGTCATTCTAACCTCCAAATTTCAAAATTAGTATAACACCTCGGTTCAAATAATGTCAAGCTGTTCTCCGTGTATAGTTACCATACAAACTATTTGGTGACGGATGAGCCATCCATCCAAAGTTCTTCTTACTCCTAATCTCTCTGAAGTCCATCACATTCAATTCTCTCCCCCCATAAATAGCATAACCGAGTGAATAAATAGAGTCATCCTGTATCCCATATCTCTCCCCTTTTTGTGGAGAGCCATATTTCCTCTTAATAGAATCATGGTCAAAGATTTCCGCTTCCTCCTGACACAGATCATCAGTCTTTGAACCTGTTACACTATGTGGTGGCATCTTAAACCTTGCTCCCACAAGCAAATTATAAAATTCTGAAAAAGCTGCTCTTTGAATATCGTATGTTGGATTGATAATTTCATATTGAACTGCCTGTTCCTCAAGCCATGGAATCAAATCCCAAACACCCCACCTCTCAGAGCAAAATGAATCAAGAGTGTCATATTCAATAATAGCTTCCTTGATACATTCCTTAATATCCTCAAGTGATGAAGTATAAACATGCACATAACCAAGAGTTATGTAGATGTACTTGGGAATAAAGTTATCATCTGCAAGGATTTCTCTCTTTTTATTGATCTTTTTACTTCCAGGCAACCCCTTGGCAACCACAGTAAATATTGTCCTGGCATTGCTACCTGTGGATTGTGGGTCTGCTCTGTCACAACCTGACAAAATAGCAAAATCTGTTTGATATAATTCACTTAAATCCTGAACCTCTTGCAAAGTAGCAAACTGACTGAAATCCGATTTATTCAAATTCACTTTATGTTTCACAGGCCAAAGCCTTTCATTCAAAGTACCAAGTTTCCTCTTAAAAACTTTCTCCACTTTAATTGCTGCCTGAGTATCAGCAGCAATTTCAGTGTTTTTCTCTCTTTTATGCGTCATATCCAAATAGTCTCTACAAACACTAATTAAATCCTCCCCAAATTTCAAGTGTTTATCAATACCAAGATACCGAGAAGCCATAATTGCTTCTGGCGGGAATATTTTACGAGAACCCGCTTCCCAAATATTCTTAAAATACCTTGCAACATCCGCAATAGGCAAGTCAACGGAATAGGAGTTGAGTTGTTGTTGGGTCATTTGAGGATTCCAGAAATCATCATGTCTCAAATTTGGTGAGCTACGATAAGAAAAGAACAACCGTTCATTCAACCCCTTTTTCCAGTTATTGTAAAGCTGATACAAGATATGCTGCTTGTCTGATACTGTAGAATCAATAACGCCAAGGGCGTTAGGCATATTACGAATAGAACCATAGAGCTGGGAATAGAAACGGGGGTTTTTCATATCAAAGATTTCAGAAAAGGTAAACCCAGTGATATTACTGACAATACCAGAAAAAGAACTGATAGCTCTAATCATAGAAACCACATCCCCACGAGAATTCCGCAATCGAATCTCCTTTTCCTGAATATTGTTCTTCCCAACAATCATCAATAATTTGGGGGAGTTGAGTATAATATCCTTCATAATGTCAAAATGCACAAACTTAATCTGATCCCGAGAGTTAGCCCCAAGCATAATCTGTTGTTTAGGAAAACAAAAGAATTTCCATAGCTGGATTAACACCGCAAGCAAGCTTTTCCCATCTCCCCGCATCCAGCAAAGAACAATCAAAGCATAAATGAACCGCTTATCCTTCATCTTCAAAGCTTCTTTAACAATAGGTTTTTGGGATTCCCACATCCCCTTATAACTCCGACCGGTATAAGGGTTAGGTTTGGCAGAAAGCTCTCCCATGGAAGTCCAGTTAGGAATATCAGTACCTTCTTTATATACAGGTATGCAGACATTCCCTTCACACCACTTGATAAATCCATCTCCCCCGGAACGATATTCCGCAATCTTGCTTTTCTTTCCATTTTCCATAAAATTAGGACGTGGAACAGCTTTATTACTTTTTTTCTCAACGGTATTCTTAGCGGATTGCCTTCGTCTCAACATATCACTCTCCACTCATCTCTTCATAGTAACCGGATTCCCCGTTCAACCATTGCTCCATCGAACTCTGCTTCCCATTCCCAGTAACAGCGTCTTTCAGACCGACCTTACTCCAGATTTGTTCAATGGATTGTACGGTTTTACGGATTTCCCCTAACAAAGGGTGAACTTTAATTCCGCTATTATTCTCGTAGAAAGGATTATCAAGATTTTTAAAGTGGATTTTTAACCAACAAAGGGTGGAATACAAAGGCATGAGGTGAACCCCAATACGGATCATTTCCTTACTATTAATTTCTTTTCCACAAACATTCAATGCAGACAAAAACATCTCATCAAGATACAATCTCATTACATGACATTTCTCACTTTCTCCCGAGTACGGACATTCGTGACTAATGGGACAGTTTTCTTCATCACAATCCCGACAAGCGTCCCACATAACTTTACGGATAGGTCCATTGACAGTCTGGATTTCATCCATTCGTCTTAGCATTACCTCTGACATAACAAAATACCTCCTTATTTCGTTTATAATAGCATAACAGTTCAGTAAAGTAAAACAAGAATCCACTGGTTTTATTCTGGAATATTTTCCCAGGAAATTTTTGAGGGTGGAATAGGAAAAGGCTAATCTGGAATGGAATAATATATCCTATTATTCCTGGCGGAATTTATGGTGAAAAATTTTATGTAGAGTATAAAGAAAAAAATAAGAAATTAAATGGAATAGCAAGAGGAATTGATACCACTGGAAATATCACCCAAAATTTAGTCGGAATTTATGGTATATAATAAATATTAAGGAATAGCTTCTTGTAGTGGATCCGGCCTTTTTATTGTTTAAAATACTATCGGAATTTATGGTGGGGTGACTTCCCTGGCAGAAGGCCAGGCCACGTTCAAAAAAACGAAAGGCGCCTCTTTACGTTTCGATTGTTCTTCTCACACACAAGATAGAAGTATAGCTTTGAATATCGTATGACAATAATCAAAAGCATGTAATAGTATTACTTGCATAATTGCATAAGTATTTACATAATTGTAATATCGTTTTCTTGCCTGCTCACAAGCCTTGTGTTGCGTTCTATGCTTTTTATGGCCTATGAGTCATGAAACGAAATAAAAGCGATTGTATGGCTTGCTATAGGCTATAGAATTGAAATGTGAGCTATTGGCAAGGCTCGTTTTCAGTAGGCACAAAAAAAGAGCACTCTTGATTGAGTGCTCTTTTGATTGCTTGCTATTGGCTATTGATTAGTAGCTAATATACAAGTTTCTGTTCTTGATATAAGCCTTTGAAACAATTGTTGTTTCTCTCAATTGCTTTACAATATTGTTTATATGGCCTTTGCTGATATAGTGCTTGCCTATTGTCTGGCTTACTTTGCCAAGTAAGTCTTGATTGATGTTAACTATTGTTTCTTTATTCAAAAGACTTTGCCTTATAAAATAATTCACTGCATTAGTGCCTGAAGCAGAAGCTTCTGCTTCAGTAATCACAAGCTGGCTTTTGTTTTTCAAGCCATTTAGGCCATTGACAAAGAACTTGTCGATTGACTCTTGAAATGATGAAGCTGAAATAGGCGATGTTTCACTTTCAATGTTCTGTAACTCATTCTTTTTGACTTCAAGAGTGCTTTCAAGCGCACTCTTAACAACGCTGTTTTCAGTTGCGCTTATAAGTGTTTCAATCTCAGTTATTTCAGCTTTGATACTATCTTTTATTTCAGTATCAAGCGACAAGTCAAAGCCATTGTCTACAATGGCTTTGTTAATTTGATTTACATTTAGTATTTGACTTGCTACAAGCAATGAAGAGTGAAAAGTGTTTTCTTCTTCATTTAACGCATTAAACACTACTTCATTAACGTCTTGTTTTTTCATGTTCGCCTCTCTTTGTTTGCTGTTTGTTTGATCTTTTTTTGTCGCCTTGCCTGTTGTCGCTTTTTTTGTTGTCGTGCTCATAATCGCCTCCAATTTGTTTGAAGTGAAAAAAGATTGCCATGTAACGCAAGGCGACGATAGAACATACGCTATTTGTATGTCAAGACATGCAAACAGCCGAAAACATTGCAAGAATTATTTAGTGAAAAAATAAGTAGGCAGACTAAATAATTCTTGCAATAAATTCAGCTACTTATAAATTCATATATAACAATAAGTCATGAAAATTCATTCTTCTATAACATTTTGTATGCCATGACAAAAAGTCATGAAAACGATTACTTTTTGTCATATCTTCTCCTGCACCCACTCACCTTACTTTCCTTCCCATACTCACCCACCTTACCTCACCTTTTACCGTTCTTGACCTCAAACCTGGGTAGTCCCTGAGACCCACCTGGGTAGGTGTAACCATTGACACCTAACGGTGCGGTAAAGAAACCGCTGTCACTCCGGGGTAAGGAGAGCACCATTGCCTACCTTATACAGGAGAGCACCAGAACCATTAAATTTCTTTTTAGGGAAGCGGCGGTCACACCGATCAAAGTAAATTTGAACCTACCCCGGAAAACGGTTAACACAAACTAAAAAACACCGTTGGCCTCTCCTATCAAGGTGAGAACCATTGTGTTTGGAGACTCATAACGGAAACGCCTGTCACTCCGGGGAAGACTGCTCCTTGGACCTGTGAGGAAAGAATTTAGTTAGATGATTACTGATATGCAAAACTTGTTTTGATTAGGAGAGGACCTTGAGGAGAGCAAGTTCTGTTGATATCAAGACCCTCTCTTTTGGTTGTTACTCATTCATAAAATATTTCTTCCATCTCTTCATGGGACATAACTGATTTGCTGTCTGAAATCCATTCATCCTCCTTTTCATTGTAATACCAGTTCTCTTCTTCAAATTCAATCCATTTAGCATCGTTTTCACTTACAAATGGATCATCAGGTGTGCCCTCTCCCTTTAGTTTCCCTTGTTTTACTTTGGGTTTCTCCTTAGGTTTAGATTGTTGTTGAGTTTTGGATTTAGCTTGAGTTTTGGGTTGGGTTTCAGGTTCATCCTCTTCGAGGTAATCTTCAATAATTTCTTTTACAAGCCCACTCATACTTTGTTCCTGTTCAGCAGCTTCCACTCTAAGTTTACGTTTTAGGTTCCCATCCATTCTGACAATAACAGCTTCCATTAGATACCCCCTTGTTAGTGATTCACCTTATCTTTAATTCACCTTATCTAAGAAACATTGTATCACTGAATCTAAAGTTTGTCAACCCACACAGGGAAATTTGTAGCAATGGTTGAACTGCTATGAAATATATATGAGAGTGAGGTGGGTGGGGATTATTGGTGTCCTGGGTTGAGCGGAACCAGCCCAGGGAAACCGATTGTAGGAAATTTTAATTACTTCTTACGGATTGTTATTTTATTTTTTACCCTATCCATTTCAAAAACCAGCCCAGGGAAACCGCTTGGGGGTTATTTATTCTCTCTAAAGTTCTTATTTAGGATTGCTATACCTTAAAACCCCTCCGGGGAGATCACTTGGGGGTTATTTTAGTTTTTGTTCCCTTGGGTATTTTTTTGGTTTTTGGGTTTATGTTTCATTTTTGAAACATTGCTTTACAGGTAAATTGTTTATGGAATCAGTGGATTCTTATTTTTATTTGATACCACTTTTTCTTTCACCATTTTTGTGGATTCACGATGGTATCCCATGGAACATAAAAGAAAAACTTTTGGTAGAAAAGTTTACATTGCTATTTCGGGGTCAAGAATTTTAGGGTTTATGGTTTAGTTTTTTTCATGCGTATCTGGCAGAAAAAAGAAATTTATAAGTGTATATATTCATTGAATATTTTATGCTTGACAATACTTAAACACTTACGTATAGTTGTTTTTCAGTTGTTCATTGAAAATTTCATCTGAAATTAGCTCCCTCAAAACATGATGGCGAGACTGCCTGTAGGTTGTTTTGAGTTAAGATTGTTAGCAAGACAGCAACGCAATACCTTGCTCACTAAAAGCCATGTAGAGGGAGCTTTTGATTGAGCT